CAAAATCAAATACTTTCACGGCAGTGGTGGTGGTGGTGTGGTAACCCGTGGTGCCATCAACTTGACCAGGGCTTTGGAGATGTATGAGGACTTCGATGTGTTCACGATGGGTCACATCCACGAGAATGCTGCCAGAAATGATGTGCGTGACACCGTTACCTTCCATTCCAAGACTGGATATCGACACCAACACAAAGACATCCATCTCATGCTCACTGGTACATATAAAGAAGAGTATGGTGATGGCTCCAAAGGATGGCACGTTGAGCGTGGTGCTCCGGTCAAGCCAACTGGAGGGCGTATCCTCACCATTGAGTGTGGAAGATATATCGATGACAACGTGAAAAAAACTGCCAAGTCTATCGACTCAATCAAATTTCCTTTGTAATTTAGTACCGTATTCATAATACGTTGTTTTAGGGGAGCTTTCGGGCTCCCTTTTTTGTTGCAAAATAAGGGTAAAACCTTACACTCCAAAAAAAAAGTTTAAAAAAATGTTCATAATTTGTAACATATTTGCAAATGTTGCGTATATTCGCAGAAACAAAAACAATTTATTATGGACAAAGAACAAATTTTAGAACTAATTAGAGCCACAGAAGCTGAACTCTACAAGGAATTGCTTGAATGTTATCAGTATCGTGATGCAAGGGATGCAAAAGATGCGGCTATATTCAGAGCATCGGCTGCTTGGTTTTCTATCAATCAACTACTTGAAAAAATCGAAGAGCATGAAAACAATTAAATTCCTATTCCAAGACCTCAACCAAGATGAGCGTCAGATTCTTGGCAGTGGCATCGTGTTTATTTTGGGTGCTGCTTTCTTTGTGTACTTACTCGATACAGCCACAACGCATCGAGCAGAGGTTCAGCAAAAGACAGAAGTGAAGCAGAGCTATGAACTCCCAGCTTCATATGGCAAATATTCAAATCGAATCTACAATGAAAAATACGGAAAGTAAATATTGGTTTTCAGAGTTATCATCTGACATCGCAACCCACACCATCATCGTTGAAGTTTACACCCGACAAGATGATGAGAAAATCGGAGAAATAGAATTAATTTATAACTATAACAAAAACAACAACTATGAAGAATGGACAATTGAATCAACAGACTGGGACAAAGAGCTCACCCTTAAAGAATGCGATGACGCAATGCAAGAGCTTATTGACAACGCAACCGAAAACTTCCACGAGTTCGCCTTCGAGTGCTACCACTATGACCCGAGAGATGATGAGTTTAGTTGGTTCATTTAACAAGTACCAGATTGACCGATTCTGGACATCATTCAACCACGATCTATACAACAGAATTTGTGAAATTAAAATGACAGAGATATGAGATTCAAACTAACATACCAAGTCGGCAAGCAAGTGGTCCAGGAGTGGCTATTTGTTTCAAAATCACTCGCATACTGGCAGAAGTCAGTGCTGATGAATTCCGGAAGCTATAACATGGGTAAATTTAAAGTGACACCGTTATGAAAGTAACCGATAAAATAACAATAACAAACGAGGACAATATGCAGTTAATGGCTCGTTATCCTGACAACTATTTCGACTTGGCCATTGTTGACCCACCTTATGGAATTGGAGCCAACAAAATGACACTTGGAAATGGAAAGAAAAAGATTTATAGAGGTCAAAATGATTGGGATAATTCAATCCCAAATAAGGAATATTTTGATGAATTAAAAAGAGTTTCAAAAAATCAAATTATTTGGGGAGGAAATTATATGACTGAATTTTTAGCTCCAACTTCATCTTGGTTGTTTTGGGACAAAGGAACTGGTGAAAATGACTTTGCAGATGGTGAACTTGCTTGGACAAGTATTGGTGGAGCATTAAGAAAAATCAACAAGTCTTGGGTAGGTGCTAATGCTAAAGATGAATGTGAACGCTTGCATCCAACACAAAAACCAATTTATTTGTATGGTTGGTGCTTAAAAAAGTACGCAAAGCAAGGCGACAAAATACTCGACACTCATCTTGGCTCAGGCAGTATTGCAATAGCTTGCCACGACTACGGATTCGAGTTGACTGCTTGCGAGCTGGACTCCGAATACTATGAAAAAGCAATTCAAAGAATTAAGAACCACACGAACCAAACAAACTTATTTTTATGACAATCCAAGACCTAATTGACGAAGTCAAGCAAGAAATCGAGGCAAGAGACCTGGCGTATCGCCATGGAGCCAACAACCGCATGAGATACAAAGTGTATCAGAAATACTACCTCATGCACTATTTGAGAAAGCATAAACTAACGCTCCAAGAGATTGGCAATCTATTCGGTCTGAAGCACTGCACTGTGTTATATGGAGCGCAGCAAGCTGAATGGTTGAAAAAAGATAGGCTATTCCTGAAGATGACTGATGACCTACGCCAGAAATTTGAGAAATACACCGCACTCAACTACCCCATCACAAGAAATCTCATCCATGATGTGATGCAATGCAGCGCATATTGGGAGCTCAAAAAGATACAGACTGACATCAAGCGAGGGGTGTATGGTGAGTTCACAAGCGTGACGGAATGACGATTGCTCTATTGTACCGATTACTGGACAGATGGCAAAAAAAACAAGAGTGAAAAATTTTTGAGAGCGTCATCGTCACGAAATTAGTTAAAATACAGGTATTCAGTAATTTAGCATTTTTCACATCGTCACGCTTTGTCATTTAGCGTCACGTTTTGAACAAAAAAATATAAAGTTATTAACAAATGCAACCATTTCAACACTCATTCGTTATATTTGTAACTGGTTCGGTCTCACATTATAGAACCTAAAGGTATTATTGAAGCCTTATAATGAAATCGAAGTGAGACCCGATGGATTTATGAGGCTTTTTTTATTACTTAAATTTTACATATGGTAGAAATTTGGAAAGATATCCCAGGATTTTTGGAATATCAAGTCAGTAATCTTGGGAGAGTAAAATCATTTAAAGGGCGAAATATAAAATTATTAAAGCCACAAACAAGAGTAAAAGGATATAAATGTGTGTGCTTATCAAATGAAACAGATAAAAAACTTATAGATATTCATCGATTAGTATTGATGGCTTTTGTTGGTATGCCTCCAGAAGGTAAAGAATGCGACCACATCAACAGAGTCAGAGATGACAATCGTCTTGAGAATTTGAGATGGGTCACCAAAGTAGAAAACGAGGCTAATAAATTAAAAAAATTTCCGAGTTATGTGAAAATAAATAATAATAGAAATAAGAAATATAGAGTTCAATTAAGGATAAATAAAAAAGATATTCATTTCGGATCGTTCTCTACTTTAGAGGAAGCAGAAAATAAAATAAAACAACTAAAAAATGAGTACAGTATCAGTATTTAAAAACCTATTCAATACCAAGGAGACACCATTTTCTCTGTCCATTCACGAGGTTTACAACCGCATAAAGCACGGCAACCCCGAGCTCATCAAAAAAGTATCAACCATACGATCACTGGAGAAGGCTGACCCCGAGCATGACCGCCTCAAGTCATCACTCAATGCCATCATGTTCAATGGTACCTTCACCGAGCGAAATGACAGCAGTCTGGTCGAGCATTCAGGTCTGTGCATCCTGGACTTCGACCAATATCCAACCAAAAAGAAAATGATGGAGGAACGCAAGCGGCTAATTGCTGACCCCCATGTGATGATGGTGTTCACCTCACCAAGTGGTAATGGACTCAAGGCTGTCATCAGAATCCCAAAGTCGGACAAGGTTGAGCACAAGCGCAGATTTACTGCATTCGGCAAGTACTTCCAGAGTGAATATTTCGATACAAAGAACAGCAACGTCAGTCGAGTCTGTTTTGAATCCTATGACCCGGATATTTATTTCAATGAGTTCTGCCAGGTATTTGAAGGCATCGAGCAAGACCAGGGATTCAGCTACACAGAGCGCACTCCAATCTGCATCCTATCCGATGAGGACAAAATAATCAGCTTGATTGAACGATTCGACCATGGATGTCAATTCGAGGAGGGCAGTCGCAATGAATTTGTGTTTAAATTAGCAGCAGTTCTCTGCGAGTATGGCATTGGGAAGGATACGGCAGAACAGTACATCTGGACCAAGTATGCTCAAGGCTCCAGCTTCAGCGAGCAAGAGATGGTCACAACCATTCGCTCGGCTTACAAAAAAGCCTCCTACGGCATCAAATACTTTGAGGACAAGGATACATTCCAAAGAGTGCGTCAAAAGCTCAAGAGCGGCATCGCAGACGATGACATCAAGAAACAACTGAACGTGCGAGAAGATGTCATTGAGGACATCAAGAAAGAGATTCAGACCGGTGATGATATCTTTTGGTCGGTCAATGAGAAAGGCACAATCACAATCAAGCCATCCAACTACTCTGAATTTCTGGTCAAGAACGGATTCAATAAGTACTATCCAGAGAATGCAGAGAAGCCAACCTTTGTGAGAGTCAAAGAGAACAAGGTTCGAATCTCATCAGCGGAGCAAATCAAGGACTTTGTGCTGAACTATCTGCAAAGCAAGGGTGAGATGGATGTATGGAACTACTGCTCCAGGAACGCATTTCTCTTCAATGAGAACTTCATCAATATGATTGACAGCATCAACATACTGATGCTTCAGGATAGCAAGGATGCATCGTATATCCCATTCAAGAATGGAGTGGCAAAGATATCCAAGAATAAAGTGGAGCTCAAGAGTTACATCGATGTCGATGGCTACATTTGGGAGAATCAAATCATCGAGCGAGATTTCACGCTGCTGGATGACTGCACCAATGACTTCAAAGATTTCGTCAGCAAGGTATCAGCAGATGATAGAGGCAGAATCAATGCGCTTGAGACAACGCTCGGCTACCTCATGCACACCTTCAAGGATAAGACTGACCAGAAAGCAATCATCTTCAATGACCAAGAAATCGATGACAACCCGAATGGAGGGTCAGGCAAATCACTCATGTTGGCTGCACTTGGCAATCTGCGCAGAGTGGTCAAGATAGATGGCAAGAGCTTCAATCCATCCAAGTCTGATTTCGTTTATCAGCGAGTAAACCTGGACACGCAGATTCTGGCATTCGATGATGTGCGTAAAGCATTCGACTTCGAGCAGCTCTTCAGCCTCATCACCGAGGGAATTACCGTGAATCGCAAGAATAAGGATGAGATATTTATCCCATTCAACCGATCACCAAAGATTGTCATCACAACCAACTATGTAATCAGTGGTGCTGGCTCTTCTCATGACCGCAGACGTCACGAGCTGGAGTTCTATCAGTACTTTCATAGCAAGCGCAGCCCACTCGATGAGTATGGTCGGCTCTTATTCGACTCCTGGGCCGATGAAGATTGGTTGAAGTTCGACAACTACATGGTCAAGAACCTTCAGAAGTACCTGACAAATGGATTGATGAAATCCATCAGCATCAACGCAGATGCCAAGCGACTCATTCAGGCAACGTGCAAGGATTTCTTTGATTGGGTGGAGGAAGGCAACCTCGCTCTTGATGTGTACCACTACAATGGAAGCAAGATTCAAGAATTCACCTCCGAGTTCACCTCATTCAAAGAGCTCGAGCCACGTAGATTCCTCAAATGGGTGCAATCGTATGCTGATTATAAAGGCTACAACATCACCAAAGGACGCAATCACAACGGAAGATACTTCATTCTTGATTCGGGAAATCCCAAGCCGACTCCAGAATCTGATGATATTTGGGATGAGTTAAATGAAAAAGCAAAACAATGACACCACAACACCGAAAAATCCTAAAAGATTTACAATTGAAGCACAAAATGGAAAAGTATCCAACCATCCCACCACACCTCATCGCCCTGGACCAATGGAATGACAACTCCGCCAATGCACTGACCAAGTCAATCATCGCATTCCTTCAGTTCAGCGGATGCCAAGCGGAGCGAATCAATACCATGGGAGTCTATCGAAAGAAATACCGCACAGATGGAGTCGCCATCGGTGGGCAGTGGACCAAGGGAACCGGCACACCAGGCTCGGCAGATATCTCCGCAACGATCAAGGGACGTTCTGTTAAGATTGAGGTCAAGTATGGCAAGGATAGACAGTCTGAAGCGCAGAAAGCATACCAGAAAGCCATTGAAGAGGCTGGTGGTGTGTATGTTATTGCAAAAGATTTTGAAGGATTCTTGAAATTTTATGAGCAATTTTGTGAATCAATCAAATAAAAGCGTATATTTACAACTCAAAACAATATATTATGACTACAAAGAAAGCAGAGCCAATGAACATTTGGCAAAAATTACACGCTGCCAAGCAGCAGATTGGAAAGGTTGCAAAGAATGCAACGAATCCACATTTCAAAAAGAGCTATGCTGACATCAATGCGCTGCTCACAACGGTGGAGCCAATCCTCCACGAGCATGGACTGCTTCTATTGCAGCCAGTGGTGGGCAATGATGTGGTGACTCGTATCATCGACATCGATTCTGGTGAGGTAATCGAATCATTCATGAGCCTTCCAGTCATCACAGACCCACAAAAGGTGCTCGCTGCCGTCACTTACTTCCGTAGAGGTACATTGCAGTCACTGCTCTCACTTCAAGCTGTGGACGATGATGGCAACACAGCGGCTGCTGCTCCTCAAGGCAAGCCAACAATCAATGCAGAGCGATTCAAATCAGCACTCGAAGCAATTGAAGCTGGCAAGTATACAGCAGAACAGTTGAATTCCAACTATTCACTAACTGAAGTACAACTCAAAGCTCTCGCATTATGAAATGGCATCCATCGCAAATCGGTAAGCTGATGACCAATGGCAGAGCCAAGGACAGCATCGGAGAGACAGCCAAGAGCTACATCAAGCAGTGTGCAAAGGAGGATTTCTACAACTACACCACAGAACTCAACAACAAGTACATCTGGAAAGGTAGAGAGCAAGAGCTGGAGTCAATCAACCTCATCAACTCGGTGAGGTTCACCAACTACGTTAAGAATGAACAGACCATCGAGAATGACTATCTCATCGGCACCGCTGATATCATCATCGAGCAGCGAGTCATTGACGTCAAAACATCGTGGTCATTGGATACATTCCCTGCACTTACTGAAGATGCAGTCAACCCACTCTATGAATGGCAGCTGCGTGCTTACATGATGCTTTATGACAAACCATGTGCCGAGCTGATATACTGCATGGTCACCACATGGGATGAGTTCCTCAACGAATACGAGAATCTCCAGCTCCACAGAGTTGACCATATCAATCCTGAGAAGCGCATCACAGCTCTCTGGTATGACAGAGATGAGGACATCGAGGCTAAGATGGTTGCTCGCCTTAAAGAAGCATCAGACCTATATCATGAATATTACGAACAATTAAATAACAAATAACAATGGAAGAGCTAAAAGCAAAAGGCACCATTCACCACCTTGGTGAAGCCAGACAAGTGAGTGACAAGATGAACATCAGAGAGTTTGTGCTCTCAATCGGTGACAAGTATCCGCAGCTGGTACAGTTTCAAGCAATGAATGAGCGAGTGAAGTTCCTGGATGGAGCCAAAATCGGACAAGAATGTGAGGTCAAGTTCGACCTTCGAGGTCGTGAGTACAATGGCAGATATTACGTCAGCCTCAATGCTTGGGATATCCGCATCGCAACAACAGCAGCACCATCAAAACCAATCACAGATGAAATCGATGACGATTTACCTTTCTGATGGCGAGAACATTCGGGACTTCATCCATAAAGAGTTGAGGTCCCGACTATCAAGCCGATACAAGATGACTCACCTGGCTGAAGATATGAATCTCAACTACTACACTGTCAACCGATTTATGAGAGGTAATGGGGTGGGAGATGAGTTCTATATTCAAGCATTCAACTTCCTAATGAAATGAAGTATTTCATCGCATACATAGGCACCAAAAATGACAACCTCGATAGCTTGGTTGCAAGGGTGCACGACTTATTCAACATGATGCCAGGTGTCAACACTTGCATCGTGCTCACCTTCTCGGATGAGGTGCATATCTCGGAAGTGACTCCAGAGGAATTCTACGAGCAATATTCAAGCCTTAACTAATGGAACAGCAAATACAAGACCCAATCGTGCTCAAGGTGCTTTCAAAGTATTATGAGCGCAGCCAGCTCGGGATTCAGAAATATGGGCGCACTTTAGATCGTGATGACCTGAGCCTCACCGATTGGTTGAATCATCTCCAGGAGGAATTGATGGATGCCACGCTGTATATCGAGAAGCTGAAGGCAGATGTCAAGTTTATTGAGCAAAAAACTGGACAAGGATAAGGGGTAAAAATTGCCACATATCTAAACACGAAATGTAAACTAAACAACAAGAACAATGAATATACATTTAAAAACATCTATTACTTTACTTTTAATAATTGTATGTATTGGATTAATATATTTATTTCCAATATTAGGATTAGTAACATTATGCATTATACCTCTTGCATTAGTTTATTACCTTATATATGAATTTATTGAGAATGATTTTAACCTTTAAACAACAAGAACAATGAAAATAGAAATCACCCAATACGGACACAAGTCGACCTATGAGTTCGAACACGAGGATGTTGATTTGGAGGAGTTGCTCTTCTACATTGAGCGTGTCATAAGGTTGACCGGATACGAATTTAACGGAACATTACAAATAGTAAACGAGGAACAATGAAACTAAACCAAAACGATCAACGTGAGGAGATGGCTGCAATCGGCACCATGATACTCTTGACAGCAATAGCTATTATTTTAGTAATTAAAACTATATTTGACCTATGGAACTGATACAATATCTCGCACTCGGGTGGCTCATCGCCAACTTCGAGCCTCTGCACTGGCTCATCGACTTCACATTCATGAGAGTCATTCCAAGCTCCAAGCTCGGTGATTACATTCACGCTGGATTCGGTTGCTGGAAGTGTACCTCATTTTGGACTGCTCTGATACTTTCAGGCAATATATATACGGCAGCAATCACAGCGATGGGTGCCTACATCATCAGCGAATGGATAGAGAGCAAATAGAATACGTCAAAGCAGTGCAACTAATGGATGAGAAAGAACGTCTCACCAAGAAAGTGCTGAACCAACTCAAGCGAATCAAGGTCAGCGTGACCGGACAGCCCGACCGTGAGTGCTTCTGCTCGCAAATCAGACGCAAAATCTGGTACAAAGATTTCACCAACTGGTATGAAAGCAACTCTTGACCGCTACATATCGTCTCACTATGAGGAGCTATATCGATACACCAGGTACTTCTGCTCTAAATACAATCCGAAATTGACGATTGATACAGTCATATCCAATGCCTATCTCCACTGCCTCGAAATCAATGACAATACAGAGGATGTCGGGAAGGTCAAGAGCTATATCCTCAACTCAATCAAGCGTCAAGTCATTTGGAAGAACGTCAACAGCTTCAAGGATGAGCGAATCCTGGCATCAGAAATCGCAGTTCCAGACCAATTCGATGATGAGGAGGACCTCAACTACAAAATCGCCATCGAGCAGCAATACCAGGGATGGAAGTCATCGGTGGACATCTATCGAGATGGGCTGACAGACAACGTCAAGATTGCAGTCGCCAAGGCTTACTTCGACAAAGGGCTGACAACAGCACGATCAATGGCGCAGTATTTCAACATCCCAGTGACGTCAGCACACTATCTAATCTCTGACATAAAAAACACGCTTAAATCCATACACTATGAAAATAAAAGATGAATACAAGGGCAAGACTATCGTCAAGAACACCACGCTCGGAAACATGACGGTCGTTGTTGACAATATAGATGTGAGCAAGTACCGATATTATGTGTCCATAGGATTCGGTTATTTGTTCGAAAAGGAGACCACAACTGCACCAGAGCAGTGCATTCGATACGAGGGCATTGAGGCTGATGAGCAGACGGAAGCTCCAAGAGCAGAACCAAAACCAAAACGAAAAAGAAAAACTAATGCCAAAGCCAACACCAAACGAAACCAAGGATGATTTCCTAAATCGCTGTATGGTCGATGAGAAAGCACTCCAAGACTTTCCAGAGAATGACCAGCGATATGCTGTATGCAATTCCATGTGGGAAGAGTCAAAGATGAGCGCATTCTCAAAGTTCAGAGCAGCATTTGCAGAGAAAACCTACTCAGACTATCCTGACTCGGTGCGCAACAACGCACGCAGAGGAATCGAGCTCAACAAAGAACTCGGTAACAAGTGCGCAACGCAGGTCGGAAAGGTCAGAGGACAGCAGCTCGCAAACAAGGAGCCCATTTCAGTGGATACGATCAAGAGAATGTATTCATATCTCTCCAGGGCAGAACCTACATTCGAGGATTCAGCACCTGAGGACTGCGGATACGTTTCATTCCTTCTGTGGGGTGGCAAGACTGGACTTGATTGGGCAGAAAGTAAACTTAAAGGATTAGGATTGATATGAAAACTGGTAGACCAAGAAATTTCGAAGAGCCAGAGGACCTATATCAGCTTTTCGTTGAGTATAGAAAGAAAGTGAAAGACAATCCCAGGTATCAATACTCTCTTTCAAATAAGACTGGGAAGGCTGAACCGATTCCACTGGAGGTACCGCTCACAATGAGTGGATTCAGAGTATTTGCACACGATCATGGTCTTGTGGTGCACGATTATTTCGCAAACACTGGAGGGAGATATTCTGCATTTACGACAATCTGTTCACGCATAAGCGATGAAATCAGAGACGACCAAATCAAGGGAGGGATGGTTGGACAATTCAATGCGTCCATCACACAGCGACTGAATGGTCTGACTGAAAAGACTGATATCACTTCTGGAGGGCAGAGCATCTCCGAGGTGAAGGTGAATATTATTAGACCTACTGAATAGATATTTTTATATCTTTGTAGGAATTGTCTATATGAGAGAAATACTCGTATAGCATCCCTATTGCCTAAACTTTGACCTATGGCTGAAATCACAATCGACAGCACTGTCATCTTCGAAAAGAACTACACAGCATTGGCTGACCCGAGCATCCGCTTCATCATCAATGAGGGTGGAAGCCGCTCGAGCAAGACATACTCGCTGTGCCAGATGGTGATCGTGTATTGCCTCCAACATCCTGGCAAGGTGGTCAGCATCGTGCGCAAGACATTCCCAGCTTTGAGGGCAACGGTGATGCGTGACTTCTTTGAAATCATGAAGCAGATGGATATCTATGAGGTTCAAAGCCACAACAAGTCAGAGCACATCTACACCTTCTCGAATGGGTCCATCGTGGAGTTCTTCAGCGTGGATGACGAGCAGAAGATTCGAGGTCGCAAGCGTGACCTTGGGTGGTGTAATGAAGCCAACGAGCTGTGGTTTGAAGATTTTCAGCAGCTCAACATGAGGACCGAGCAGAAGCTCATCTTCGACTACAACCCGAGTGAGTCATCATCCTGGCTCTATGAGCTACCGATGGAGGAGAGCATCATCATCAAGTCAACGTACAAAGACAACCCATTCCTCCCCGACAGCATCAAGCGACAGATTGAGGACCTCAAGCGAACCGATGAAGCCTTGTATCAAATCTATGCGCTCGGTGAGAAAGCCATCTCGAAGAGCAACATCTACTCAAATTGGACCTTCGTCAAGCATCGACCAGCTCGGTTCGTCAACTTTGTCTATGGCCTTGACTTCGGATATAACCACCCCACCGCACTGATGCGAGTGTACTGGTGCGACAATGACATCTACATCGAGCCAGTCATCTATGAGAGCTACCTGACCACCACCAACCTCATCGATAGGATGCAGCAGATGGATGTCGAAAAGAATGTCACCATCGTGGCTGACTATGCGAGACCAGAAATCATTGCCGAGATGAACAACGCTGGGTACGATGTGCAGAACGCCAACAAGGTGGTCAAGAAAGGCATCGACAACATCAAGACCTTCGGAGTGGTCTGCGAGGAGGACCCACGCATCAAGAAAGAGTATGAAAATTACAAATGGAAAAAGGTTGGTGACATCATCACGGACGAACCCGTGAAGCTCTTCGATGATGCCATGGATGCCATCCGCTACGCTGCCACGCACATCCGCCAGGAGTACTACACCGATGACAGCTATTTCGCCTTCTAAACATTTGGCTGCCTTTCTGCAATATAAGCATGGCATTTAGAACACAGAAGATATCCCAGATGACTCCCAAGGGAGCTGACTTGGAAGCAACCGACCTCATCGAAGTATCCACCATTGAGAGTGGAAGCTACGTCACACGATCTATTACTGGTCAAGAACTCATCGACGCAATACCACCGACTACGATTGAATGGGGTGACATTGGCGGCACGTTGTCAAACCAGACCGACCTCAACACGGCATTGAATGGGAAAGTCCCCACCACTCGCACGCTAACAATAAACGGAACAACACAGGATTTATCTGCAAATAGAACGTTTACGATACCTACTGATTTAACAGTCGGCACTACACCGATAGCTTCGGGTACAATAGGAAGAGTATTGTTTCAAGGTACGGGGAATGTGTTGCAGCAGAGTTCGTCTTTATTTTGGGACTCAACGAACAACCGCTTGGGGATTGGGACGAGCAGTCCGTTAAGTACATTTGAAGTTGTTGCAGGTTCTGACGCCAATGGAATTAAATTGCGTGGTAGGTCTGCGGATAACATCTCAAACTTTTTCTTTGCTTCGAATGATGGGGTAACTCAATACGGATATCTTCAGCATCGTTCTACAGTTATGCGTTTGGTTAATAACGTTGGGGATTTAGAATTATGGAACGGGCCTAATATTGGCTCAACTGTTCAAAGAGCAACTTTATTTGGCGCAACGGGCAATCTTGCAATAAACACAACAACCGATGCAGGCTTCCGTTTAGACGTCAATGGTACTGCGAGGGTGCAGGGGAATGCGACTATTGTAGGCACGTCTTTAAGTAGCTTTTCGGTAAGCAACGGAGCAACTGCAATGATTCAAACTGCATCAAGTGGGATTGGTTCATCTGATTTTAGATTACGTTTATTTAACAACGGAAACACGCAAACATTAGACCTTTATGGTTCGGGTGATTATGACCATCAATCTAAACACGCTTTTAGAACTAATGGAACTGAAAGGATGCGTATATTTTCCACAGGCAACGTCCTCATCAACACCACCACAGACGCAGGCTTTAGACTTGACGTTAACGGGACTGCGAGGGTGCAGGGTAACTTGACTTTAACGAGTGCGTTTCAGGTTAAATTCGCAAACAACAATAGATGGATAGGGCCGAGTGAGTTATATGCTGGAGTTCAAATATATGCAGCCGCTTCGGGTTCTGATGTAATACAAATGACTGCAGGTCAGCAAGTACACATATCTTCAGCAGGTGGAATTACAACACAAACATCGTCAGTTTTACAAGTAGACTCCACCACCAAAGGCTTCCTACCCCCACGACAAACTCAGGCACAGCGTACCGCTATTGCCTCTCCAGCAGTTGGCCTCATTGTATATCAAACTGATTTGGCAGAAGGTTTGTATATTTACAAATCAACAGGATGGACATTTGTAATATGACGGGAATATATAAAATGACTTTTAGTAATAATCATTACTACATTGGTCAAGCATTAGATACTAACAGGAGGTTCTCACAACATAAAAGAGAACTCAAAAAAGGCACGCATTCTAACAGCAGGCTTCAAAACTGTTTTAATAAATATGGAGAGCCTAAGTTTGAGGTAATACACGAATGCACCAAAGAAGAATTAAATTCGATTGAGACAAAGTATTTGTTTGACAATGTAGATAATGAACTTTGCTGCAATATGTGCAGAAAAGGTAAAAGTCCAAAAGGCGTAAAAAGAACCGAAGAATATAAACAAAAAATTTCAGACTATCAGAGGTTGATAGGTAAGGTGAAACCTGTTTATATGTATACAAGGGACAATATGTTTTTAGTGGCAAAGTATGATTCTATTACTGATGCTACTAAAGCTATTGGATGTGGACCTAAAGATGTTCAGAAGTCCTGCAAATCAAATGGCAAGTATAATGTAAAAGGATACAAATTCCTATTTGCGCAACCTGTTGACAATTTTATAAATCACATAGCACAAAAAGTAAAAATATGAAAACACAACCAACACAAGGAGTAGCAATCGAGCCGATTGTATACCCACTAAACGCAGGAACGGCAACGCAAATGTCCGTCTTAATTCTTAACTTTACAACCGAAGCAACCACTTGCACAACGTATTGGCAGTTGCTATCCGAAGACGGACTCCAACTTTCACAAGGTAACTACACTTTGACAGAGGAAGAGTTCGCAGCTTGGGGTCAAGATAACAACTACGTGAACGAGGTCGTTGCTGCCGCTATTGGCGTAACTTTAATTTAAGACGTATGATTCAGCTCACTGAAGAGAATGTGAAAGCATTGGTAGAATTCGCCAATGAATTGCCAACCAAGTATGGTCTGCCATTGTTGCAGTTCATAGAGAAACTCAAAGAGAATGGCGCAGACAACCATAGCGAGTCCGCAGACGTTTAGTCCGGCATATAACCCACTCAAGTTCATCATCGATTCCACCAACAAATCATTGGCTGGCTTTCGATACATCTTTGATGTCTACGCTGCTGGAACGGCAACCAAGATAGCGGAGTACAAGGTGCTCCCAACCTACGGCACTGGCTATGGCGAGGAGGACCTATCCAAGCTGCTCCAGAACCAGGTGAGCTGGGACCTCGATACAGAGCTCACATCCAACTATGGCGCACCGAATTCATTCTACGCATACGATGTCAAGGTCGGCGAGGAGTACGTCTATGAGGTAGCCTACACGAGTAGCCTCACTGATGCGAGTGGTAGCGTGCAGATAAACGTCACCAACTCATTCGCTGCTGGAGACCAGGTCATCATCACACAAGCTGATGGTGGTGCTGCTAACCCACAGCTCGAAGGACTGCACACCGTGGTCAGTGCAACGGGCTCGGCATTCGTGGTCAACGTCAACTGGTCCACGATCACTGATGCGACCATCAATGGCTCGGTGAGTTATGCTGACAAGCGCAAGACCATCACCAGGGACATCACTCTCTTCGAAGACTACGGCGTATTCAATGGAGCGTTCAGATGGTTGGACTGGACAACGTATGACAAGCTCGACTACAAGCTCAACACACCCACTGCATTGTGGCTGACCAACCAACCAACGGCAGACTTTTACTGCACATTGGGTCAAGACTTATATCTCAACCTCCAGAATCCGAAAGGCACTGACCGAATCTACTTCGAGAACTCGAATGGTGCTGTGTTCTACAAGGCAGTCATCTCGAGTGCTGACATCCTTCAGGTGCCAGTGGGTCCGAACAACTATGGAATATTGGTGGGCACTGGAGACCTCATCGACAACACCGTTGAGTGGTATGATGTGTGGTTCAACAATGGAGCCACATTGCAAATCCAAGACTCTGTGAAGTACAGAATCTATCTCGACAGACGAGTGCTCATCTCCGAGTATCATGTGTTGTTCCTGGACCGATTAGGCTCGTGGTCATCATTCGCCTTCCAACTCAAATCATATGAGCGTGGTGAGGTGAGTCGTGAGATGTACAACCAAGATGTCGCTGGCTACGTCAACGCACTGGACGAGTGGACCTACAAAACCGAGGAGTTCGGATTCAGAACATTCAACACCAACGTCACCAAGCGCATCGACCTCAACACGAACTGGATGACGCAGAACATGGCGACATACTTCGAAGAGCTGGTCACATCACCGCAGACCTTCCTCAAGATTGTCACCTACGTCACCACAGAGGATGGCATCCCACTCATTGATGAGGATGGTTGTCCGATTCACATCCCCGAGTCAACGGCATACCAGCCATGCATCGTGGACAACAACGCATACGAGATGCTCAACCAACGCAATAAGAATCTGATGCGCCACTCAATCACCGTGCGCCTCGCAAACCAGGACAACGTAAATGGTTAGAATACAACTTGAGAATGGATTCCTTGATGTGAAGGAGGGGACAGTCTTTCCTTTGAACTTTGCTGTCGGAGATATCCGTGACCTCACCAAGCGCAGCGGAGCGTTCTCCAAGACCATTACTTTGGTGGGTAGCAAGAACAACCACGAGCTGCTCAACCACTACTATGATGTCAACATCTCGGCTGGCACATTCAACATCAACGCACTGACCAAATGCAGCGTGATTCAAAACAACGTGCCCATCATGGAGGATGCGCTGCTTCAGTTGCTATCGGTCAACAAGAATCAGCAGACAGATGCCTATGAGCAAGCTGTCGAGTATGAGGTCCTGATAAAGGACACAAGGGTGGAGTTCTTCACAGCCATCGCCAACAAGGAGCTGACTGACCTCGACTTCACTGACCTCAACCATACCTTCTCGGCTGCTGATATCGTGGGAACATTCAGTAACACTGTCACTGAGGGCTTCAAGTATGTGCTGCCATACGACACCGACAACATCTACAACGTGCGCCAGATGAAGCCAGCCATCTACGCCAAGACATACCTTGACCGCATCTTCGCCACCGCTGGCTTCCAATACGAGTGGAGTGACTTGGCTGCGGCTCGCTTCGACAAGCTGCTGATTCCTTACAATGGGGACAGCAATACATTCGACACCGCTGATTATTTGGTGGAGGCAACCATCAATGGTATTCAGCAAGAGACTCTGACCAACTCATTCGGCTCATATGATGACGTAAGCGGATGGACTGAAATCACTGACGTGCAAGGTTCATTCAATCCAACCACTGGAGTCTACACGATACCTATCACCACGAGCTCAACTGCTGGTGAGGGATACACCATTGAATATGAGGTTGACTATGAATTCTATGTTGACAACACCAACACTGTTAATGTGTACAATATGTACAACGGATACAGCGCAAGACCGAGAATTGCAGTCAGCGTGGAAGGATATCAAGACCAGTTATCGAATGTGGATAACTACCAAGTCATTGGCACTGGCTTCACATTGGCACCAGGAATTCACAACTTCTCACCAGCGGCATCTGGTATCAAGAACGGCAACTTGATTGCTATGCAGAACGCATCTGGTTCACTTGAGATTCTTGCTGCCGATGAGCTCAAGATTCAAATCGGAGTGCAGCAGGTATTCACTGCGTGGTTCACCAACACTGTATTCCCATACACACCAGCACCCGACCCAGTATACTCGGTATTCAAGGTTAACAGCCTTCGAGTGCGCATCCTTCCAACAGCCAACATCCAAGTGATTGGTGGCATCCTGGACATCAACCAATATGTGCCACTCAAAATCAAGCAGAGCGACTATGTGAAGTCTATCTTCCAGATGTACAATCTCTACGCTGATACGGACACAGACCAACCCAACAAGCTCATCCTTCGCCATCGTGACGAATACTATGACAGCGGAGCAGAGAAGGATTGGTCGCAGAAGCTGATGAAGGACAGAGAGCAGAATCTCATCTTCCTACCCGACCTCACTGCCAAGAAACTCAAGCTCACATACAAGGCAGACAATGACTCTCCGAATGTAGTGTACACCCAGATGACTGACGAGATTTATGGTCAGCTCGAGTACACCTTCGAAAATGAGTACGTCAGAGACACCGACACCAAGGAGCTCATCTTCTCACCGACTCCAGTGGTTGCCACCACATTCGATGCCTATGTGCCAGCCTTGAATGGTGAAGCACCAAAGACCAACATCCGCATCCTGTATGATGGTGGCGAGCAGACGTGCGGCTCATGGGACCTCATTGAGTATGGCACAACGGGTGAGCTCGGCATCACTACCTATCCGATGCTCGGTCACTTCGATGATGCGCTCACACCTACATTCGACATCAACTTCGCAACGTGCGACTATTACTACTATTCACCGACCACGCTAACTGCCAACACGCTGTACAATCTCTACTGGAGACGAACAGTCAACCAGATAAACGTGGGCAAGATGTTGGTGGCTTACTTCCATTTGACCGAGGCTGACATTCAGACGCTCAAGCTCAATGACAAGATTCGCATCGACAACTCATGGTGGAACATCAACAAGGTCATCGACTATGATGCCAATGCAGAGGTGCCAACCAAGGTGGAACTAATCAGCATCGACACCGAGATTGAGCTCGCTCCATTTGTAACGAATCCAGGCACACCAGTATCACCACCCATCACTGCTGCATCTCGTGAGTCAAATCTTGAAACACGATCAACAGAGGCAAACGTCAACCTTTCTGGCATCGATGTCATCGTGCGTGGTGAGGGCAACAACATCGGTGATGGTCTGCGTGGCTTGGTCATCGGTGACAACAAGACGCTTCAGGAGGATGGAATCATCACGCCTCGAATCAATGGAGCGGCTGCTGTGGAGCAGACTTATGTGGCGTTACTAACGCAGAGCGGAACTACTGACCCGAGCGCAGTTGTTTTATCCGACAACATCGGTCAAGTAGTTTGGACTCGCACGTTGAAGGGCAACTACCTCGGCACTCCTATCACCCCATTCGATGCTCTAAACACTTTCGTCATAATCGGCAATGTAGAGCATGACCACCTTGCATCTGCATTTGTCAACAGCGATGGCAACATTGTGGTCAAGACAACCAACACATCGAATCATCAGCACGAAGATGATAAATTGTTAAACTCACCAATCGAAGTCAGAATATATGGCTAATGAAATAGAAATACCTCTCAAGCTCTCGGGTGTTCAGTCACTCAAGGCAGAGCTCCGCTCACTCAAGGCAGCCATTGCTGAAGCATCTGACCCAGAACAAATGGCGGCTCTCGCTGCCAGAGCTGGTGAGGTAGCGGATAGAATTAAGGATGCCAACGATGCTGTGAATGTGTTCGCATCTGGTTCGAAATTTGAGCAAATCAGCAACTCATTTGGTGGCATCCGTGACTCATTGATGTCACTTGACTTCGAAGAGGCATCAACCAAAGCACAAACATTCAGCAAGACTCTCGGCTCATTGAATGCCGCTGACATCAGCAAGGGATTGAAAGGTCTCACGAGCACTGTCACAACTATGGGTGGCGCATTCGTTAAGCTGGGAATGCAACTTCTCGTGAATCCAATTTTCTTACTTGCTGCTGTCATCACCGCAATCGTGGTTGCAGTAGTTGCTTTCTTGAAAAAAATTGGTGTACTTGATAAGATATTCAATGCCATCAATGCGGCACTGAAGCCATTGATTGATGGATTCAAGCAACTGACTGAATGGTTGGGATTGAGTACGGCTGCATCAGATGACGCAGCGGAAAAGGTCAAAGCCAACAATGAGAAGATTGTTGCATCTTCCAAAGAAAGAGCTGAAGCACAAAGCAAGTCAATCGACCAAGAGATTCAGCTTGCTCAATCATTAGGCAAAGAAACAACTGACCTCGAAATTGAAAAGACAAAGGTCACAGAAAGAGAGTCAAAAAAGCGATTGAAGCAAACGCAGAAGGACCTCAAAGAATTGGGTGACAAGGTTGGGACATTGGCAGAACAAGAAAGAGCCAGACTCAAGAAACAACTCAAGGAAGAGAATGCACTCATCCGTCAGGCACAGGTTGATCGTAAGGTCATCCTAAACAAAGCCGCCAAAGAGGATGCGGATGAAGCGAAAGAAAAGGCGGCAAAGGATGCTGAAGATGCAAAGAAAAGAGCTGAAGATGCAGCCAAGGCATACCGAGAAGGAAGAACAGCGATTCAAAAAGAGATTGCCGCAGCCAATAAGTTGGTTGTCGATTCTGGCAAGACACAACAGCAGAAAGAAATTGATGATGTCAAGGCTAAATATGATGCTCTCATCAAGGAAGCTAAAAAATATAAGCAAGATACTACTGCACTTAAAGCAGCAGAAAAGTTGGAGATTGATGCTATCAACAAAGCTGCCGCTGATGCTGAACTTGAAATACAAAAGAATCTCGCAAAGCAATTAGCTGATTTCAGAAATGAAGAGCTCGACAGAGCAGAAGCAATCCAGGAGCAAGCATATCAATCCGGACTGACTGCTCGCCAAAAAGAAATTGAAGAGCGCACCTACTACTATGATAACTTAATTGCTGAAGCCAACCGATATGGTGTTGATACCAAAGTATTTGAAGAGCAACGCAGAAAGGAACTCGCTGACATTAACAAGAAATTTGACGACCAAGAGAAACAAGTTGCACTTGAAAAGATAGCTCAAGAACAAGCCATCAGAGATGCCAAGATTGAGATTGCATCTTCAGTTGCTCAAGGACTTGGTGCTATTGGTGAGGCATTCATCAAGGACCAAGAGAAGCTCGAGAAATTCAACAAGGCGCAAGCACTTATACAGATAGGTATCGACACAGCCAAAGCAATCAGTTCATTGGTTGCGATGTCTCAAGCCAACCCACTCAACTCGGTAACTGCTGGTGCGGCTGGTCTTGCTCAATACGCTGCTGGTATCGTTCAGATTGTGACCAACATTGCGAAGGCGAAGTCAATCTTGATGAACCCAACCAACACATCTGCGGCATCTGCTGGAGGAGGTGGTGGAACAAGCAGCAGCGCAAGCGGAGGTTCATCCGTTCCATCATTCGTACCTGGCAACCTATTCGGTCAAGGCAACGCAGCGAACAACGTAACCGCACCAACTGGCATGGAGTCAGGTCAGAATATCACTGTCACTGCTGTGGTGAGTGAGACAGAAATCACAGCCACGCAGAACAAGGTCAACAAAATCATGAAAAATTCAGTATTATGATAAGCTATCAAGCACTCGTTAACGAAATCATTGCATTCTACAATGCCCATCTTCAGGTCAAAAAGGTAGGCTCTGACTTCAAAGAGCAGCTCTTCAACTTCGCCACCAAGGATGAGAAGTATCCGATTGTATACATCGTGCCAGTGGATGCGATTCCAACCGAGAACACCAATGACTTCACGCTTGAGATTTATTGCTTCGACATCATCCAAAAAGACCGTGCCAACATCAATGTCATCTTGAGTGACTGTCACCAGATTCTCATGGACTTGTATTTGAACTACACATTCAGCCTCAATGATCGTGATTTTGATGTGGTCGGATTCCCAGCTCTCGTGCCGCTCAACAATGACCTCCTCGACTACGCTGCTGGATGGTTGATGACCATCACATTCACCATGGATTCATGGACCGATTGCCAGATTCCTAAACAAATCGGGGACTAATTGCAATATAAGTAATGGCACGCTACGCAAACACTGGAGAGTACAACTTCAAATATCCTTTGAGAAGGCGAGTCGCCAACACTCTCAAGAAAGTCATCAAGGATGAGGCACTCATCGACACATACACCTTGTATGATTCTGTGCGTATCAACGCCAAGGTGACAACCGAGGGCAACCTACGCATTCAGATTGTTGCTGCCTATTATTTTGGCTACCTAAACAATGGCACAGCAACCATCGCTCCATTCGATTTGGTGCAGAAATTCAACAACGCACTTGAGATGAATGGATTGATTGCTGAAATGTACGGAATGTATGTCGCTGACTTGGCGCAGAAGTTCCCTATCCTTGAGCTCGGTAATCTATTGCGTAAAAAACCAAAAGTCATCTATGACTTCGAGCCGCTATTCGGTGAATTCAACTACTCACTGGACTACTAAATCTCCAGCTCTTTTCTCATCGCCAAGAAATTAAACACAAGCACGAGCTTCATGTTGATGACTTGGTCGTATTTGGTGAGGTCACCGTTGCACATCGACCAGATAAGCTGCTCCCATCCCCATTTTTGCGATGACTTCTCACGCTCCGCTTCCTTTTTTTCTTCTGGGTCAGTGATGTCATCGATGTCATCCACCACTTGCTCGGTCATCAGGTTCTTGTGGCTGGTGATAAAGTTGTCACGGAACTTGATATACTCGGTAAGCACCCCATACATCTTGGTGATTGGATGCTCCAGGAAGTAATGCACCCGAATCGATGTCTTGAAATCAGTTGACTCCCATTTTGCGACAACTCCATCCTCCACGATCTCGGGGATGCGATACAGCAGAGCGCAGATGTTTGGAAGATATTTGATGTAGTCGCTTGTGAAGTAGTGCTCGAGGTCGATGAACTCACCGAGAGTGAGGTCAGTCATTGGCTTGAGATAGAACTTGCCAATCCTATCGGTATACAATTTGCTCGGCTCGGTGTAGAGCCACTGAAGGTCCTTAAATATCTCGGCTACCTCTGCGATATCGAGGTCATCGAAGTCATCTGGTATGGCATCTGTGAGCGCACAGAGGATATCGATGTTGTGGTTGAATGCACCATCCTCCGCTTTGAGTTGGCGCAGCTCAATGAACTGCTCAAGACTGACTTCCTTCCACCCCTTGGGCAGTATTGGCTTGGGCATATTCAGCTATCTTCTCGGTGACAAATACAATGTAAGGAACGCAGAGCTCCGCTTTCTGTGTGCGAAATAGTTTTGCTTTGTGCTTGAGGTGGGCATCGGTGAAGTGCTCGGTGTTGGATAGGTCAGTGCGCTTGAACATGATTGCCATGATGTCACTGATGTAGTGATTCGGCTTGGTGTTCACAATCTTCTCAATGAGCTTGGTCTCCTTCACTGACAACTTCAACTGCGCCTCATAGGTGTATCCTTCCAACTCGATGGTTGTCTGCGCCTCATTGGGTGTGTATGAATCGAGGTTGAATTCTTGCACGAGCTTGATGAACTCGCTGAATGGGTAGTCATCCCACATCTCCTCCTTGATGCCAAGATATTTGAACATCTCCACATACTTTTCGATGTTGTCGAAGTCTTGGTTGTTAAGGATTTGGCTGATTTTTTCGAACTGCTCAATGGTCAGCTCGCTCATTTTGTTAGGAATCTCCTGGTCGAATATCTGTATCATAATACTAATTTTTGAACAAAGATAAAAAAAAAGCAATATAAGCATGACCAAAGACCTTCCAATTTACAAAATCACCATTGAGGATGAATATGCCGATGGCGAGAATTTGGGAATCGAGATGATAGCATTCACGAGTATGCCAGCCATAAAGGTTCGTGGCCTCGCATTCAGTAGCGAGAAGAAAATGCTTTTTGCTGACGATGTGAAATATCGCATCACTGCACCAGCCATGATACCAATGGACATCTATCGCAGAGATTCTGAAGAGGGTGACTATTATGTGCAGTTCACCGCTGATGTCATTGAGAAGATTCACGCCAAGTTTATGGCTGACCTCCGCAATCGTGACATCTTCAACCTGGAGCATGACACAGATAAAAAGGTACCAGCCTACATCCTTGAAACATGGATCGTGGACAACCCAACCAAAGACAAAGCATTCAGCACATTTGGCATCGAGGTACCGGAAGGAACTCTCATGGTGACTGCTCAAGTGACTGACCCAGAGTACTACAACAAATTGGTTGAAGAGGGTCAAGTTGGTTTTTCCATCGAAGGCTTCCTTGGTCTGAAACTTTCGGAACAATTAAATCTTAATACAATGAAGTTACCTGATGGAGAGCACACCATTGAGGACAAAATCTATGTCGTGAAAGACGGTGAGGTTGTTGAAATCAAAGAGGTGGAAAAAGAACCAACTGAAGAAGTGGTTGAGGAAGAGATGTCAACTGAAGAGGTTGCAATGGAAGATACAACAGTTGAAGAGACAACTGAAGAGTCTACCACTACCGAAGAGGAGATGGCTATCGACCCAGCAACAGACGCAGAAGCTATCCTTGCAATCGTCTTGCCAGTGATTGAGGAGCGTGAGAAGGCATTGATTGCCATCATCGCTGACCTCCGCAATCAAATGGAAGAGATGTATGCAGAGAAAGAAGAAGAGAAGGCAGAGGAGCAAATTGCCGAGGCTACAATGAGCCAAAAATTTGCCGCATTTAGACAATTCAGTAATCAATAAAAAACAAATAAAAATGTCAAGAAAACTCCGTTTCGATTTGGATGTTGACGCATCCGCTCTATTGGCAGCGAACCCAGAGGCATTCTACTCTAAAGCATATTTAGCAGAAGAATCAATCGCTGACAACTACCGCCTTTTACCAGGTGTTAAATCAAAAACCAAATTAGCAACTGTGCTTTTTGGTAATGTATTGCAAGCATCTTCTTGCCCATTCGATGCTCCAACTGATGACTTGAGCGCAGTTGAAATCGATGTTTGTGCATTAAGCGCAATGGCTCAAATCTGTCAATTCGACCTTGAGCAATCATTCCTCGCCCTTCAAATGGCTAAAGGTTCAAATGGTGACTTTACTGTTGCTTCTTTCATGGATTTCTACTGGAATGAAATGGCTTTGCAAATCGGTCAAGACATCGAGCTTATCCGTTGGCAAGGTGACACAACAAGTGAGAACGCTACTTTGGCTCTTTGTGATGGTTACATCAAAGGCTTATTGGCTGACTCAACTGTCATCGATGTAAACAATACAACGGTAAATGCTGGAAACGTTTTGACAGAGCTTGCAAAAATTTTCGCAGTAGCTCCAGCTGCAATCGTGCGCAAGAAAGCTGACCTCCGCTTGTATGTTTCTACAAACATCGCAAACGCATACGAATTGGCTGCTGCTTCTGGCAACACCATGACATATGTGACTACTCCATTGGCATTGACTTACCTTGGTGTTAAAGTTGTTGTTTGTGAAGGTATGCCGAATGACACTGCTGTCTTGGCACTCAAAGGCTCGCTTATCTATGCATTTGATGCTGAAGGTGACTCTAAAGCGTTGAAAGCTGTTAACCTTTCTGACACTGTTGCTGAGCCGTACATCCGCACTCGTGCCAACATGAAAGTTGGTTTCACTCACGTGAATGGTGCGCAAATCGTACTTTACTCATAGTATATCCAGGGGGGTGAAATTCCCCCCTATTTTTTCAAACTGATAAATCAAAAATATTATGGCTTGTGAAGCTTTAGAAACAATCGTAAAATCATGCGACAACAATAGTGGTGGCATCGAGAAGATTTGGATTAATCAGCAAGACAACATTGCGTCATTCACTTTAGATGCAACCAACACATGGACAATCGATGCTATCACTTTAGCTGGTGGTGCTCCTGACTATACTCCATTCGAGATACGCAGAAACACTGGAAGCTATGTTGAAGATGCTGCCATCGACCTCGTGAACGGTTCATCTTATGTGACTGCGACAATCTCTTTGATGTTCCACCGCAGAGACCAGGACAAATCTCAAGCAATCAAAATCTTGGGTGCTGGTCAACAATACCTCAACGCAATTGTTAAGGATATGAACGGCAAGTACTGGTACTTCCCATTCCTTCAGTTGAGTGCTGTTGGTGAAGGTTCAGGTACTACTCGTGCAGATGGTAGCAAGTACTCTGTGACATTGATCGCAGAGAATGACTTCCTCGCATACGAGATTGAAGAGGCTGCTGTGAATGCTGTCATTGCTTAATCAAAAATCAACCTACTACAAAGAGCCATCCAACCGGGTGGCTTTTTTTGTGAACAAAATTTGACCTCATTGCAATATAAGTAAATGATTTACATTAACAAGGGAGAGGTGAATTCAATTGTGCTGACACTGACAGAGGTGTCGACATTGAGCTCGCCATATTATTTGTTCGTTTTCCAAAACGAAATGAACCCAACATCCGACCCAATACTCTTCACAGCTCCAGACGACTCCGACTATCCAGAGAGATTCAACCTATTCTATTTGGATGAGCCCGTTGATGTCGAGCTAATGAAGGGACAATATACATACTCGGTGTACGAATCCACAATTCCACCCACAGAAATCAGCGACACTACTGGCGTTGTGATTGAAGAGGGCAGAATGGTTGTGAGTGGCGCATCGACATCATCAATTTACGATTAATCATGGGCATATTCGATAGATTCAGAGCACAAAAACCAGCAGAGATGGAAGTCATCTCGCCAAATTATGAGGCATTCAGCACACCATTCTTGAAAGTTGGTGGTGCAAACCTCTCTTTGCCATACGTCAACGGTAGATACACAACTGCTGGATGGATTTCATTTGGCCAGGACAATATGTATCCAGAGCTACTCAATCAAATGGTATTCAGCTCGCCACTTCATGGTGCCATCGTGGACTACAAGACCAATGCTGTCATTGGTGGTGGCTTCGACATCAAAGTTGAGGGCGCAACAGCCAAGGATTTGCTTGACCTCTACACATTCGAGAAGAAAATCAACATCAAAAAGATTGCAAGAGCAGTCACCGAGCAGTTGATTGTGCACAATCGTGTTTACTTTCGCTTGGTATTTGATGAGAAAATGAAGCTCAAGAGAGTGCACAACGTATCGCCAGAGAAAGTGAGACGTGGTCGTCAACCAAATCAGTACTTCATCTGTGAGGATTGGTCGGCTCGAATCAATGTCCAAGAAATTAAGAGACACCATCCGACTTGCACTGACACAGAACAGTTGTTCGTTTATGAGGTTGAGACCCTTGGTCAAGATTGGTATCCGCTGCCAAAATATTCGAGTGCCCTTAACTTCGCATTTTTGAGTGGCGACCTTTCATTTTTTGCAAAGAGCAACATTCAGAACAGCATCTTCCCATCCTTTGCAATCATGTTCCCAAAACGTCCGCAATCGGAGGAGGAAAAGAACGTGCTGCGTAACACTATCGACAAGCTAAAAGGTGCACAAAACGCTGGCAAGACTGCCGCATTCTTTGCAAACTCACAAGACCAGCTTCCAAAGATTGAGAGCATTCCAACCAACTCAAATGACAAGCTCTTCCAGGAAGCATCCGCATTGAACACAGAGCAAATCTGTTTCGCTCACACCATCGACCCAATCTTGATGGGTGTCCGCACCACTGGTTCACTTGGTTCTGGTAGCGACATCAAGCAAGCATATGTAATCTTCGAAAAGAATGTGGTCATGCCATTGCGTGAGCAAGTGCAAGATATCTTCAATGAGATTCTGCACATCGCCAAGCTCGGATTCGCTGACTTCACAATCAACAACTTCCAAATCATCAATGAGTCAATCGTTGAAATCGAAGGTGATGCAAGCAAGACATCTGATGCACTCAATGCAATGAGCCCATTGGTTGCTACCAAAGTACTCGAGCAGATGACTGTTAATGAGGTCAGAGCACTCGCATCACTTCCACCGATTGAAGGTGGTGACCTCACTCAAGCACAAGCAGCAGCACAACCTCAAACACCTCAAGCGTAATGTTGTATTTTATCACAGAAAACTACCTCAAGACCAACACACCAATCACCGCCAATGTGGATGTGACTGATGTATTCCCATATGTAGCCACTCAAGCACAGCTCCGAGTGATGCCGATATTGGGCACCGTATTCTACAACCATTTGCTCGAGGCATACAACGATCAGACTCTAACACCTGAAGAGGAGCAGCTCGTGCTGTTCATTCAGCCGGTCATCGCATGGAGGTCTGCTGAAGATGCAGTCTTTGGATTGACGTATCAGCTCAAGAATAAAGGTCTCCAGCAACAGAGTGGTGACTTCTCGCAGCCAGTCTCTCGCAGCGAAGTTGCATTCGGCATGGAGCACTATGCACAGAAAGCATCTTTCTTTGAGATGCGCCTCATCAGATACCTGGTAAAAAACCGAGCAGAATATCCTATCTTCATTAGCCATGAGAATCGTGACACCGACCTTCGACCACAAATCGAGTGCGTTCAGTGCATCGGTGACTGCTTCATGAATGGTGCCTGGAATTGTGGCTATCCACGCAACAACGGATACAACAACCAAATTCTTGTCATCTGATGAAAAACAGCTTTTTTATTTTGACCGCTTCATTCGTTACAATACTCGCACCAGTACAACCAATGGTGTTGATTGCCATTCTTGCTATATTCATTGACACCATCTTCGGAGTATGGCGCAGCGTCACTAAAGGAGGCTGGAAAGCATTCAAATCTCGCAGACTATCTGATACCATTGGCAAGTCATTGCTCTATTGTGGTGGCATCGTGTTTACATTCCTCATCGAGAAGTACATCGCTGGTGATATCATCGCTCACTTCATTTCTGTTGAGCTCATCATGACAAAATTCGTGGCTTTCTTTTGCGTGATAGTGGAAGTCAAGAGCATCAACGAATCATATGAAAGCGTGACCGGCAAGAATATCCTCGCTGCTATGCGTAGATTCGTTACACGATCTAAAGTAGAATTCGATAAATGGAATTAGACATCTCCAAAATCAAGCAAGTCAGGCTCAAAGAGTCGCAGTACTTTGCCGAGGAGTCAGCCAAGACTCAAATCTATTTGCACCACACTGCTGGCAACGGCAATGCAGAGGCAGTGAGTAGGTATTGGAACGGCACCAGCGATAGAGTAGCCACTGCTTTTGTGGTTGGCCAGGATGGATTGATTGTTCAGTGCTTCTCATCCAAGCATTGGGCGTGGCATCTCGGCATCAGCAAAGCAGAATTTAAAGGTCAAGGTGCCAAATATCAAAATCTTGACAAGGCTTCTGTTGGAATCGAGGTATGCAACTGGGGATATCTCAAGGAGAAAGATGGCAAGTTCTACAACTATGTCAACACTCGAGTGCCTGACTCTATGGTTACCACCTTGAATGAGCCATTTAAGGGATTCAAGCATTGGTACAAATATACAGATGCACAAATTGAAAGCACTCGACAATTGCTCGTGTATCTCTGCGATACCTATAACATACCGAGAGAATATAGAGCGCAGATATTCTCGCTCGACAAGGAGGCATTCAAGGGCACTCCTGGCATATATACTCACAATTCGGTCAGAAAGGACAAGAGTGACATCTATCCGTGCCCGAGAATGATTCAAATGCTTGAGAACTTATGAAGATTCTGTCTCTAATATTGGCAATATTTGCGACAAGTTGCACAGCCAACTATCACCTACGCAAAGCAATCAAGAAAGGATATCGCTGCGATGAGGTTGGAGATACCATCCGCATCACCTCAATCGACTCGATTCCATACGTTGTAAACGATTCAATCTATTGGGAGAAGGTGCTGGTCCAAAAAGATACCATAGTACGCTACAAAACGTCCTATGTGCCCTTGACGAGATACCAGGAGCGCATTCGGTATAAACTCAAGCGTGACACCATTCGCCAGGTGCAGAAGATAGAGGTAGCAAAGTACAAATCACAGAAGGAAAAGCCTAATTTTTGGGTGCTGATTCTTGGCTTTGTGATTGGCATGGGAACAATGTATCTATTCAGATACTCTAAATCCAATATATGATATTAAAAAAGCACGCCAAGAACATCCACGAGCTTCAACTCGAGGGTAACTTGGTGAAGATAGCGATGCTATCAGATGTCCATTGGGACAATCCAAAAAGCGATTGGAAGCTCCTCAAGCGTGACCTCGACTATTGCCTGGAGCACAACATTCCCGTCATGATAAATGGCGATATGTTCTGCCTAATGCAAGGGCGTGGTGATCGTAGAGGCAACAAGTCAGACATCCGACCAGAGCACAACAATGCAAAGTACCTGGATAGCATAGTCGACACCGCTGTTGAGTGGTTTCTGCCGTATGCTCACATCTTGACAGTCATCGGATACGGCAACCACGAGACCGCAATCATCAAGTATCAAGAGACAGACATCCTTCAGAGGTTCGTGGACCTTCTCAACTACAAAGCTGGGAGCAATGTATTCGCTGGTGGATATGGTGGGTGGTTGATTGTTCGCCAGACATTCAATGGCAACGTGCAGATGGCTACCAAAATCAAATACTTTCACGGAAGTGGTGGTGGTGGTGTGGTAACCCGTGGTGCCATCAACTTGACCAGGGCTTTGGAGATGTATGAGGACTTCGATGTGTTCACGATGGGTCACATCCACGAGAATGCTGCCAGAAATGATGTGCGT